ACTTGCTGGAAGCTATGATTACCCATCTGACGGCTGTTTAAAACAGCATATCTTGCCCGAAAAGCATAATAAGAAGTATAACCCAACATATTTCTTCCTAGGAACTCACACTGCGAAAACAAATCTAAAGGTGAATTTGTTACGGGCGACCCCGTCAATATTCTTTTATAAGTAAACTTATCTGCAATCTTTAACAAAGCTTTCGTTCTTTTAGCTTTTGGATTCTTAATCGTGGTTGACTCGTCCAAAGCAATTAAACCTTTGGCAGCAAACATTGAACTGATAACATCTGCATTCTTAAATGCACGAGTCGTGGAAAAAGCTTCAACATTCATTACAAAGATAATAAACTTATCTTGCGGAGGATTCTTCCAGAAGTTCAACCAATATTTCTTCTCACTCTGGTTCATATTAGATTTCCAGAATATACATTCATGTTCTATGTCTTCTGAAAAATGTTCTGGTATTTCTTTACTAATCCAGTTACGATAAACTCCCTTGGGAGCAATAATGAAAGCAAAGTTTATTTTTTTACGTCTTGCCAACATAGTAATATTATCGAGTAAAACCTTTGATTTACCAGTGCCCATCTCCATAAACAAAGCAAAACTAGGTTTGTCCCAACCAAGTTCTAATGCTTTTATTTGATGTTTATATGGTTTTGTTTTAAATTGCTCTTGACTTATCATTCATAATACCTCATATTGTCCTATAATATATTGATAACAATTATGTTGTCAACCTAAACCTGAAGAGGAGATACTTGTTATGATAAACAAGAACTTACTATTAGAGGATGATATGTTTGCTGAATCAGCCTCGTTTGATAAAGTCGATCCAAAAGAAGGAAAGAGATTATCAAGTTTAGTTAATCAGCTGAACCAAGTAACAAAAGATATACAAGAGGCCGAGGACTTTTTAAAAAGTTTGAAGGCTAAAAAGCAAAATATATCTTTTGAGCAAATTCCAGAAGTTATGGATGAGATGGGTATAGACAGACTTGACGTAGATGGTGCAACTGTTTCGTTAAAGAGTTTTGTATCTGCATCAATACCTATGGATAAGAAGGACGAGGCTTATGCCTGGTTAAGAGAGAATGGTTATGACGATATCATTAAGAATGACATAACTTTATCTTTCGGTAGAGGTGAGGACAATGTTGCTAA